TGCCAGAAAATGTATTGAACGAGATTGAGTTATTTTTATTTGGTGTAAATCAAAACGCAACTATTGATAACGTAAAGGAATCCTAAGGGGGGATAACTGGTTAAATTTTGAGTTTTTCCTTGCAACAGAATTAGGTAAGACAGTTAGTGAATTAAGAACACAACTCACTGAGGAAGAGTTGGTATTTTTTGCTGGATATTATGAATTAAAATCAGAAAGAGAAAAGAAAGAGATAGATGCAATGAAACGCAAATCAAGATATAGTTAAAGGAGTTATTGTTAAGTCGTGGCAGTTTCCAATGTAGAACTTAGAGTTGGTGCTACCCAAGCAATTACAGCGTTAAAGAATGTTAATACTCAAGCACAAAAATTTAATCAAACTGTAAACGGAACAAATAGCAAACTTAAAGATGCTAATAAAAATTTACCAATATTAGGAAAAGGATTTTTTGGTGCTGGTGCTGGTGCAAAAGGGGCTGCTGTAGGTTTTAGAACTGCTGGGGCTGCGTTAGCAACAGCTTTAGGCCCTATAACTGCTGGACTAACTTTAGTTGCTGCCTTAGGTAAAACATTTGGAAATCTAGCACAACAAGATTTTGCCAGTGCAAAAGTCAAAACTCTTGGAGTTGATGTAGATGCTTTAAATCCAAAACTAAAAAGTTTATCTAATGAGCTTAGTGGTCAGGTATCTTCTTTGGATCTTTTATCAGCATCTTATGATGTAGCATCTGCTGGCTTTGGTGAGGTGGCAGAACTTTCAGACGTATTGAAGGCATCACAGTTGGGTGCAACTGGTGGATTTTCTGAATTAGCTACTGTTGCTGATGCTACAACCTCTGTTCTTAATGCTTATGGCCTCGAATCAGATCAAGCGGCAAAATTAGTTGATGGATTTATACAAACACAGAATGATGGTAAAATTGTTGTAGATCAATATGCACAGCAGATAGGTCGTTTAGCACCTATAGCGGCTGGTGCTGGTGTTGGGATAGATGAACTTAATGCGGCAATATCTACTGTCACTGCAACTGGTGTTCCTGTTGAATCAACCTTTGCTGGATTACGACAAGTTATTGCTGCGGTTCAAAAACCAACAAAAGAAGCCTCTGACGCAGCTAAAGAGCTTGGAATAGACTTTAGTGCTACCGCATTAAGTACAAAAGGTTTAGGAGGTGTTTTAGAAGAGCTTGTTGCAAAAGGTGGTGCTAGTGAAGAAACGCTTGCAAAATTCTTTGGATCTGTTGAAGCAAGGACAGCAATATTACCTTTGTTAAACGACCAACTTGTTAGTTTCAATAAAAACTTAGAAAATCAAGCAAACGCACAAGGAAAAGCTGCTGAAGCTGCATTTACAGCACAAAACACGATTCAAGGACAATTAACAAGACTTGGAACAGCATTTACAAACCTGACCACAGAAGGCTCGGAAATAGGAATAATAATAAGAGAGTCTCTCAAAGTGGCTGCTGTTACAGTTGAAGCTTTAAAAAGTGCATTTGAACTAATACTTGCACCAGTGAGGGCAGTTACAGCCGCAGTAGGAGAAATAGGTAAGAATATTGCACAAGCTTTAGGGATAGAATCAACAAATGTTTTATTTAATTTAGAACAAGGCTGGATAGGTATTAAAGAAGCAATAACAACAACAAGTAAAAGAGTTGAATTTATCGGAAAAGTTATTGGTGGAGTTATCGGTGTTACTTTAAGAAACCTAATTACACTCAGAGAAAATCTCATAAATGGTTTTGTAGAGGCAACTCAACCTGTAGTTAATTTTTTTGAAGGTGTTGGAAAGTTAGTTTCTGGTACTGCACAAAACATAGTTAAGTTTTTTCAAAGAGCATTTGAAAAGGTTGTTGAACTTATACCAGAACCATTAAGAAAACTTCTTGGTGGTATTGAATTGCCACAAGTGGATTTGGATATAAAATTTCCAAAATTCCAAAATCCTTTTCCAAAAATTAAAAAATCTGTAGATCAATTAATTCCAAAAATCGTTGAATATTCAGAGGTTGAAGGACTTGTTACAAATGAAGTAAAAGAACAACTTGACGCTAAAAATAATATTGTTCCTGTTACTCAAAATATAAAAACAGGTGTTGAACAACTAACAGAGGCAGAAAAGAAAGCAAAACAAGAGGCTGAAGATTTAAAAGAAACTTTTATGGAGATTGGTAAAAGTGTTGAAGATGGAGTAGTTCAAGGTTTAACTGATGCTGTGATGGGTACAAAGTCTTTAGCTGAAGCTGCCTCTGGTGTATTAAACAGATTAAAAAGACAACTTGTTGAGGTTGCTATGCAAAGGGCTGTTTCTGGTCTAGGAAATGCAGTTGGTGGATTTCTTGGCAATGTGTTTGGTGGTGGTGGTAGAAAACGTGGCGGTGGTGGTATTGGTGGGTTCTTAGGTGGATTATTTGGTAGAAGAGCAAGTGGTGGCCCTGTATCTGCTGGAGGTGCATTTTTGGTTGGTGAGAGAGGCCCTGAAATTTTGCAGATGGGTTCAAGGGGTGGGAATATAATTCCAAATAACAAAATTGGTGGCGGCACTGTAAATAACATTACAATAAACGTAGATAGTTCTGGAATGAACACTCAAGGATCTACAGAGCAAGGCGGTAGGCAGTTTGGTGAACTTATCGCATCTGTTGTCCAAAGTACAATTATTCAAGAACAAAGATCAGGAGGTCTATTAAATCCATAATGGCAACATTTCCTTCAATCACTCCTACCTATGGAATGCGAAAAAAAAGCAATCCAAGAATAAGAACAACGGCTTTAGGTGATGGATATGAGTTTAGAACTTTATTTGGTTTACCTCTTACACAAGATCCTAAAGTATATGATTTGACTTTTAATGTTTCTGAAACACAAGCTGATGTTATAGAAGCATTTTTAAGAAGTCGTGTAAACGATCAAGCTAGTTTTACTTTTACTCCACCAGCAGAGGGTTTTAGTGCAAAAACAGGTACTTTTGTTCAATCTAATGGTAGCGGTTCTGCTGGAACTATAATCACAGTTACCTTTACAAATCATGGAGTAGCTATTGGTGATGTTTTAACAGTTGATTTCAGTTCTGGCCCTACTGATGGAAGTTATGTTGTTGTGACTGCCGCAGATGCAAACACATTTACATTGACCTCAAGTTCAAGTGCATTAGTAACTTCTCCTACAAATGTTGATTTTACTCTTTCTGGTGCTGGGCAATTTGTTTGTGATTCATGGACAAAATCAATTCCATACAATAATCGGGCTGTTATTACAACAACATTTAGAGAAGTATTTGAGCCATAATGGGAAATCCTGTATCAGAACTACAACAACTTACAAATAAATCAATTATTGAATTGTTTTCTGTTGAATTGAAAGCTGATGTTCATTATACAAAATCAGCAAAAACGGCCACATACTCACAGTCAGGAGATACTATAACCATCACTCTTACCTCACATGGATTTTCTGCTGGTTTGATTCTTAGTCTTGACTTCACATCTGGCAATGGGATTGATGGCGTTTATACAATACAAACGGTTGCAACAAATACTTTTACAGTTAGAGGCACTACTGAACAGTCAACAAGTGGGGCCGTGTCATTTAATGTCAATGCAACAATTACAGATGAAACTGTATTTTTGTTTCATTCTGGCGTAAACCTGACAAATAATAATGATATAGTCTGGCAGTCAAATACATACGCAAGAATGCCTTGTGAAGCAGATGGTTTTGCATATTCTGGAAAGGGTAAATTACCAAGACCAACGCTAACTTTTTCTAATATTCTTGGAACTATTACAACCATTTTACAAAAAGTCAATCAGACAACAGCTTTTTCTGACTTGACAGGAGCAAAAGTAATTCGCAGACGGACACTAAGTAGATTTTTAGATGCTGTCAACTTTCCAAGTTCTATAAATCCTTATGGAACACCAGACCCATCAAGTGAACTACCTCAAGAAATATATTTTATCGAAAGAAAAGTGACAGAAAACAGAGATATTGTACAATTTGAATTAGTAAGTACTTTTGATTTAATTGGTATTGGCGCACCTAAAAAACTGGTCACTAGAGCCGATTTTCCGTTAGTTGGAACTTTACAAAATTTTTAAAATGACTTGGAAAGATGATTTTATAAAATATGCAGAACAGCAATCACCTGATGAGGCTTGTGGTTTAGTTGCGATTGTTGAAGGGGAAGAAATATTTTGGCCTTGTAAAAATATTGCTGAAGATCAATTTGAATTTTTTGCATTAGACCCAGAGGATTGGGCTAAGTGTGAAGATAGAGGCGGTGAAATACTTGGAGTTGTACATAGTCACCCTACAGGCTCATCTGAACCCTCTGATGGTGATAGAGCATCTTCTGAATATATTGGTTATCCATATCACATTTACAGCATTGAGCATAAAAGCTGGAACATTGTTAAGCCTTCGGGTTGGAAAGCACCCTCACTTATTGGAAGAAGATGGGTATGGGGCCAACAAGATTGCTGGACTGTCGTTTGTGATTGGTTTAAAGAAACTCAAAATATTGAAATTCCATACTGGCATAGACCAAAAAGTATAAAATCATTTTTAAATAGTCCTGAATTTCAATATGCTTTACCAAAATTAAAATTTCAAAAACAAGAAACTACTGACAAAATAAAAAAAGGTGATGTATTACTTATGATGGGGCCAAGAAAAAAACTCAGTCATGTTGCTTTATATATTGGCGATCAATTAATTTTGCACCATGAGGCAAATAAATTAAGTTGTAGAGAATTATATGATTTAGGCTATATTGAAGCTACAAAAGAGGTTTATAGATATGCAGCTTAAAAAAATAAAAGTTTATGGAAAGTTAAAAGACTTTTTAGGACAATCATCATTTGAAGCTGCTGTTAAAACACCACAACAGGCTATTAATTTTTTAAGGGCTAATTTTGTTGGTATTGATAAGCATATGAATGAACAGTTATACAAAATAAAAATCGGAGGTAATTCTGTTAATGGTGATTTATTAAATATTAGTACAAGCGGTGACATACAAATAATTCCTGTTGCTGTTGGAGCAAAAAAGGCTTTTAAAGCAGTAACAAATGCTTTTAAAGGCGCTGCCAATTTTGTGGGCGATGTTGCTAGTAGTGCTGTGAATTTTGTTGCTGACAACGCTTTGTCTATTGGGGCTACTCTTTTGACAGGTGGTGTAGGAGGAGTTCTTTCAAGTCTTGGAACATCTTTAATAATTGATGGAGTAACTTCATTATTAGGTGGAGGCAAACCAGCATCTTCAGCATCTTCTGTTGGTGATACAGACCCAGCAATGCGTGGGTCATACAATTTCAATGGCATACAAAACATTAGTTCTAGTGGTGTTCCGATTCCAATTTTATATGGACTTGTGTTTTCTGGATCTATTATTATTAGTTCTTCTGTAGATACAGCCCAGATTGTCAAGGAGATTTCTTAAATGCCAGAACTTATTGGAGGCGAAGATCTAGCAGCCATCAAAAAACAGGTTGTTGATCCTGATCTAGTAGAAGGTGGCCTTAGATCAAAACAATTTGCAACAGTATTTGATTTATTAGGCTACGGAGAAATTGATTCTATTTTTGATGTTGGAGGAAGTGGAACTGATACTTTTAGAAAAAGTATTTTTTTGAATAATACTCCTT